GATAACCATAAAAAGTATCGTAGTCTTTTGCTAAAGGAAAGTGTGGAATGTCTCTATTGTTAGTTAAGATTCCTAGTCCTTCTTCAGTTTGTAAAACAATAGGGTTCTTACTTCCTACTGCCAGTGTTGTCTTACCTAACCCAGAAGGGCCATAGATAATAACAATACTTGGTTTCGCTTTTGCTTTCTTTTGTATTGCTGCTAATGACATTAGTTAATCTCCTTAGTAACACCTTCTATCTTCACAGGTTTTTTATAAGGCGGTAGTTCTTTTTCTAACTTCTCTAAAGTGTTAGCTACATTCTTTCTTACCGCTTCCATGTGATGAACAGTTTTAGTTGCTAATTGATATGCTTCATTTAACTGTTGCTCTGCTTGTAAGTCTCTACTGATTTCTTCCACCAAGGGTGCAGTCACATCAGTTAAGTCTCTTTCAAATATCTCTCTAGGGTTTCCATCTTTGTCTTGGAAACTTAAAAGAGGTTGTTCCTTCTTCTTTTCATTTACCATTTAATTATCCTCCATGGATTTATAGGTTTCGCAAACTTCTTTGTGTGAACAGAATTTGCACCAATTTCCAGCACTAAAGCTAGGCTCTTCGCCCATTGCTTCATCACAAGCTGGTTTCAAAATATTCAAACCCCAGTCGACAAGATCAACTGCTTGAATATCCCAAGTTCGTATAGGCCCATCTTTATGAAAGGCTCTTTTGTTTGGTTGTATGATTGTCATTTCTATGACTGTATTTTCGTTACCCCATCTTGATAGGCAACCCAAGGCGTAGCACATTAGCTGTTCGTTCATCACAACATCTACTGCCCATGAACCAGACTTTAAATCACCAACGACCATTCTGTTACCTTCGCCAAGTATGACTGCATCAGCAGTACCCCAAAGGTCAGAACTAATATCTGGTGCATTTACTCTTTCTTCTACAAGTAATTTTCCGTTAAGTTCTTCAGTTCTTTTATTAATATAGTCAACATAGATTTCTGCCATATCAATATCATCTTGCGTGATATCAAAACTAAAACCATCTACGTCTACAGTTCTACCAAGATAATAGTCTTTTAGTGATATGCCATCTAATCTGTTTTTAAGTAAGGCTTCTACCATTTCATGTGTAGAAGTACCTCTGGCTGCTGCCATGCTACCTTTACGTTCCGCAACTGCGTTAATCTTTGCACTAGCTGGGCAACGAATTATTCTATTAATACTACTAGGAGATAATATCGCGTGTGACAAGTCCGTACTCCTCTCTGATTAATGATGCAAAAAGTTCCGTAGAAATATTCATTGCAACATTGAAATCTTCCATTTCAAATAAATTATTTTTAAGTGCGTAAGTATTAGCAATCATTACACGCCAGTCTGATCTATCAGCTCTAAACCAAAGACATGGTAAGAGTCTTACCTTCCTTGCTTGTGTGGTTGTTTGTTCCCAGAAGTTTTTTAAGTCTCCTGGTGTAATGACTTTTCTTCTTTTAACTTCGATAGCAAAACCATCTAAGCCAAGTAAGTCGTGGCCACCACCAAATGTCTGTGAGTAGTTGACTTCTAATTGAATACCTAAGAGTGCTTTGATTTCGTCAATGACCTCTCGTTCTCCACGCCTACCCTTGTTTCTAGCGTTGACCAAACTACTCTCCGACTTGTGATGTTTCTTCTAGCTTCTTGATGTCTTCAAACTTGTATCTAACTTGACCACCTATTTTTACATAAGCTGGGCCTTTGCCAGTTGAACGCCAGTTCTCTAAAGTTCTTGGAGACATTCCCCATCTGGACGCAAGTTCGTTTTGATTTAAAAATATTTTTTCTTCCATGTTATTACCTATTACTTCGTGATTGTGATATTCTACTCTATGTAATTTTAATAAAGCAAGTAACTGAGCAAAAATAATAGAAATATTATTGAGATTAAAACTTCAGAAATAAATTACAGAAAATTTATCAATAAAACTTATCATTAATTTGGAGGAATAAATGAGTATAGACAATGTAACACCTCAAGAGTGGGATAGAGCTAGAATGAAAGCAACACAAAAACAAATTGGTGGAAGCCATTACAAAGATAAAGGTATTCAACCTTTAGAGTATGCGTATAGCAATGGACTAACACCTAACTTAACCAATGTAGTTAAGTATGTAACTAGAGAAAAAGAAGACAGAGTGAAAGACTTACGAAAAGCTATTCACTATATAGAACTAGAATTAGAAATGGTTTATGGCGTTGATCCAGAAGGTAATCCTTTAGATTAATTAGACATCATTATCTTGGTCATATAGTCGCCTACGTTTTGCATTTCCTTGATTGCTCTAGGCTCTCTTACTTTACGGTAACGTAAAACAGCAGACATACTTTTATGACCAGATAGTTTCATTAGTTCTGGTAGTTCCATAATCTCTCCAGCCATAGTACAAAAGTTATGTCTTAGATCATGCAACCTTAGTTCTGGTCTACCAATCTTTTTAGCTAGTTGTTTCCACATCTTTACAGGGTAGTCTACATCTAAGATGTATTCTCCCTTTCTCTCTAGCTTATTAATAACCATCATAGCTTGATTGCTTAGATAGATAACTCTATCTTCATTAGTTTCATGGTCGGTCTTATGTTCGCTTAGAACTATCTTGTTATCTTTTAAATCAGACCACTTGGCACTGCCTATCTCACTCTTACATCTACCGCCTGAGTGCATACAAAGTTCTATGTAATCTAAAGAGCTAACAAAGTTAGGTCGAACAGTTTGTCTCTTGATGTTTATTTGTCTTTGTAATTCAGCAAACTCTTTGTCTGATATTTCATTCTCACTAATCAGCTCTTTGTTTAGTTTAATTTTACAAGGATTTATTTCTACTAGTGATAATGCTATCGCATGGTTATAACAACCAGATATCATCTGGACAACCCTGTTAGCAGCATAAGAACCTCTTTTAGATATTTCTAAATGTAATCTTGTAATATCACCCCTGTTTATATCTGTTAGAATTCTTTTACCTAAATCATTCTTAACATCTTTATCCCACATTCTTACATACTCGCCAGGCTTACCGTTCTTGTTAGGCATAGCAACTCTTCTTTTATTTTGTATTAACTTATCAATGTAATATTCAAACGCTTGATTTAAAGTTTCCCCACCTCTGGTATTTAAAGGATCAATACCTTGTGCAACTTCACCAAGTATTTGTTGTGCTTTGTTTCTTGCTACATTGATTGGTATGTCTCTAGTACCAAGAGTAAGTTCTCTCTTCCTTCCATTAATGCGATAGAAAACTCTATAAGTTTTTTCTGTGATTAATAAATTGTTTACCTTTGTATCTCTTTTATATCTAGCCATAACTCGTACCTCCAAGCAGAGTCGCCATACAGTCGACCTTTAGTGTCGAAATGGCGTGTATTTTAATTACCTATTCAGTAAATTATAAATCGAATCTTGTAAAGAAAACAAGGGTTTTTAGGGAAATAATGTACAGTCAAGAAATTGTGTGATGGATAAAATTTAAGAATGAAAACCAGGTGTCCTAACCGATAGACGAAGGGGTCAAAGACCAGAAATCAGCCATTTATTGCAGTTTTTTTAGTACCAGAAGTCGACTCATTTTTGTCTTGTCGACCATTAGTCGCCAAAATAATCGACTCCATAGCTTCTTTTAAACTTTCAACAGAATTGATTGATTTCATAATTTCGTCCTTTATCGTGATTTGTGTTGTTTGACAATCAGAAAAGGCTCTAAAGCATACGGTCTGGTATTCAAGATTAACCATTGCGATTATATCTATTTGATTTTTATTATAATGTCTTCCTGTAGTGGTAATGCCTTTGCGTAAATCAAATCGCCAGTTCTTATATTTAGATTCTATATGTGTAACTGTTTTAACTTGGCATCTATAGAGTTTGTGTTCCCACTCAAAGATTACATCAGCATGGGATGTATGAGGCATTATTGTAACGGTGTCTGATTCTCTCGCCAGTACTGAGCATGTTAAGTATTCACCACTCCTACCTATCCTCTCCGATCTGCGTGTCATGGTATGTCATGTTAGTTAAGTAAACCGCCAGTACCTTGAATTTGTAATTCATTAAGGGCACGTGAACCACCTTCTGCTATAGGTTGAATTATTGATCCTGTTGTAATACCTACTGGACTAGGATTAACAACACCTCTACCGATTGCTGTTCCTAGATTTGGTATATATTTTTTTAATATATTTTCAGCAAAACCTTTTTCAGCTACTTCTCTTCTAATTAGCTCTAATGCTTTTGGGTCAGTTTCAGTCAACATTTTTGCAAGTTTATTAGCAGCTGCAATAGATGCCTCTTCAGAAGCACCCTTATAATCTGATTTAAATAGACCATAAATAAGACCAACTGGACTTAGGTTTTGTATGTCTCCTGGCTCAACAATTTTCTTAATTTGGCCAAGAGCTTCAGCTCTACCAACAGTAGCACTATTACCAACTACAGTATTAGCTGTATCTTTAATTTGCATTTCATCTTCTAGTTTAGATATAAACTTATTAAATGATCTTGTTCCTTGAGGGTTTTGAGGAAATGTTAATCTTAATAATTTTTTATTTTTAGGAGTTTTAATAATATTGTAAGCAAGATTAGTTCCTCTACCAGCTCCCTCTTCAAAAACAGATGATTCCATTTTATCTATAATAGTATTTATTACACCATTTCTAAATGCTAACTTTTCTGATTGAGACATTCTAGTAATTTCATCTGCCAGTTCGTCTACATTTGTGCTAGGTTTTAAAATATTTCTTCCAGTATCAAGAGCATCTAATATTGCAGATTTTTCAGCCCATTGATTTCTTGCTGATTTATATGCTGGATTACTAGAGTCTAAATAATCTAAAAATTCATTTTTAATTTGTGTATTTGCTCTTAATAATGTTTTACCAACACCACTTGTAGGTGATTTACTTGTATAAATAGAATCATCTAATCCAAGTTTTATGTAATGTAAAAACTTTGTATCAATGTCGGTTACTTCAGCACCTTTTTGAGTATATAGCTTTCCATTTTTGCCAATAACCAAATTAGGTAATTTAACCTTTTGTGCATTTGCTATTTTATATGCTTTATTGAGTGCATCTTGCATAACATCTGTTTTCATTAAAGATGTTAATTCGGTTGTAGTTGGTACTTTTTTCTCAAATGCTTTTTGATACATTTTTTGACCAGAACTTTTCCTAACTGCTTCTAATGCTTTATAAGTATCAAAATAAGATCCTTGTTCTCCAAACGCATCTGTTAAATCACCTTTAATTCTATTTAATGCACCACTATTTCTTTTAATTAAAAAATCCATTGCTGTTTTTTTACCAGGGCCAGGCAAAACATTAACTGCATCAAGATAAGCTCTGCTAGTTGGGCCAATATCTGCTAGAGAATAACTTTTACCGCTTCTCTCTAAAATAAATTTAAGAGCTTCATCTATATTTGTTTTATCATATTCTAGTGCTTGTTTAACTAATTTAACTGCTTCTTTCTCTCCCTTTTTAACAGGTGATTCAAAAGCATCTTTTATTGTTTTACCAATCTTTGTAAAAGGTTTTGAAAGTATAGTTGTAGCTGCACCTGTTGCAGCACCAAAGGGTGCAGTTATTGCTCCTTGTGCTATTTTGTCTTGTAAACCTTCTCCAGAGCCAGCTCCATAAGCAAAACCAGAAGCTCCAGCTTTTGCTGCTGATGTTCCAACTTTTGCGGTAGTTAATGGTGTTGATCCGCCAAATGTTGCTATAGCTGGTATCACAGCTCCACCAATCTCATAACCAAGAGACTCTAGTGGATTTTTTTCTTGATATTGTTTTAATGCTTTTCTTTCTAAATCTATACCCTCTTTCATGGTAAGGTTTGGACTTAATGCACCTCTTAAACCACCTACTATTTCATCTTGAAAAGCAAAAGTTAAACCTGATCCAGTTGAAGCAACTGGCCCAGACATAACATTGCCTTTCCAACTTGAAGAATCTGATGGATTGCCACCTTTGTAAAGGTATGCACCTTCCTTATCATTAAAGGTATAAATTTTTCCTATTTCATATTTCATTAAAAAGGACTCGCATCATCAGTTGATATTACGTTAGTGGCTTGGTTTAATAATAAATCATCATAAGCCTGTTGCAGACTAGCTGATGTATATAATTCAGGGTTTGCATTTCTGTGTTTCTCAAAGGCAACATCCCTAGCGTAAATAGTTGCATTTTCATTATCAGGATTTGCAAAGAAATTTTGATTAAAATTTTGCTCATCAATTCTTCTGTTCATCGATAGTCTCAAAGATGCAATCATTAATCTGTTACCAGCTTCAGACTTACCAAGTTCAACAGCTCCAGTTCTTACAAAATCTAAGTCTTTATCTGTTGGGTTTACACCAAGTTGTTTTACAAGAGGTAAAATAAGTTTTGTTGTTTCAGACTGGAAGGCTTCTCTTCCAGCAATTTCACCAACTTGATAATCTTCCCCTACTAGGCTTTGACCAATTCTTTGGATACTAAGACCTAGATTAGCACCAAAGCCTGTATTAACACCTTGATTTAATAAATTTTCAAGTGTGTCAACACTTGTTAAAACAGAATAAGCGTCAGCCGCTAATTCTCTTTTTTTCTTATAATCATCTGCCGCAAGTTCTATGCCAAGTTTATTTTGATTGTTGTTTAAATTAATATTTGTATTTTGTTTTTTAAGTCTTAAGAAGTCGTTAAATGTTCCCTCATAACCCTCTATTTTTGCAAACTCATATTCTTTAACAGAAGATGGTTGATTGTTTTTAGGTTGACCATATGCATAATTATAAGCAGCTTCTTTTCCAAATATCTCATAAATTCTTTGTGTTTCGGGTGGTAGTGATGCAAGTAATTTTTCTTGATTTAATTTGTCTTGTTGTGCTTTTGCCCTAGCAGCCTCTTCAGCTCTTCTTTTATCTATGTTATTTAAAAACTGATTTTGTGCGCCAAAGTTACCAGATTGACCAGCGTTCATTGCTTGTAAAGAATCAGCAAAGTTTCTTAACCTACTAAACCTTTCAGATCTTTTTCTTTTATCTTCTTCTTCTTTAGCTTGTTTTGCTCTAGCCTCAAGAATAGGAGCCATATCTAATCCAAGTGAGCCTGTAGGATTGTTATTTACTCCTAGCAATCCCATTGGGTTGTTAAAATCTCTTATTGCCATAATTATTTCCTATGTTGCAAAAATTCCGCCATCGCCAAACAAAGTATCTAATGAAGTTACTGCACTACCAATTCTTCCAGCTGTACCTTGGTCATAATTTTGTATTACTCCTGGATTCATTCCAAAGACTGAACTTGATAATAAACCAAGTTGTTGCGGCCCATAATTTAATGCTCTCATAAACTCGTTGTAACCAGAGTCCATTCCAGCTTGTTGTAGTCCTTGCTGTTGTGAACCTATACCAGATAATAAACCTAAGTTTCTGTACTGGTCGCTTAATTGATTTCCTAACAAACCAGCTTGAAATCCTCTGTTTTGCATTTCTAATCCTGGTTGCATAAATCTTGCTCTGTTTCTTGCATCCATGTTAGCCATACCAAACTGATTGCCATAACCAGCATTAGCCATAGAGACTTGTCTATCTACATCAGACATATATCTATCTGCATCAAACTGTCTTCCTATATCTTGACCAGCTAATGATGTAGCTCTATCAAAACCTTGTGAACGTAAATTACCAGATGCTTTAGCTGCTTGTTCTGCAAATTTTCTGTTTGTTTCTGATTCTAATAAAGCTGAACGTGAACCACCAAAAGCACCTCTTCCGATTGCTGCATCTTGGTCGCTTTGTATTTGCATTTGTCTTGCTCTGTTTAAATCACCAAGTGTATTGTCTATAACTTGTGATTGAAACGGATTTTGATACGCACTTAAGTTTGTATTCAATAGTGATTGTGGTCTTACATCTCTTATATCAGACCTATTAATATCTGTTGCTGAACCAGTAAAAGGTGTAACTGTTGGTGTTGATTGATTTGCTAGAGTATTAAGTTTTTGTCTAGGGTCAAAGCTCATGGATTGACCAAACATATTTCTTGTTGCGTCAAATCCTTGTAATTGGTCTGGGTTAAATCCAGCTACCCTTGGGCCAGTATAAGGAACGAAAGGTTGGTTTGCTACACTTTTGGCTTTATTGTATAAATCATCGTAACGAGCCTGTGTCGCTGGATCAACGCTTGATGTTTGTGTGTCTCCACCGCCTTTTAAAGCTCCGTATGCGGTAGCTGCGCCTAATACTGTTTCTATTCCCATAATTATAATTCCTTCTTGACTATATATTCTTGTTCAAAACCAAGATGTTTTAATTTTCTTATCCAACCTTTACGACCACCGCCATAAAGATATTTACATTCACAATTTTTTGCAAATTCTTCAATGCTTGGAAACATCTCTTCTAGTTCTTCGTAGTCTCCACCACACAAAAATAAATTTAAAACTCTGTATTTAGGAAACTCACCAAAGCTAGATATGTAAAAAGCATCTTTTCCTGGCCATATATGAAACATTCCTTGGCCTATTTTTTCTTTAATATCACTTAGATTATACCTATCTTGATGCTTTAATGCACTAATAATATGTGGCTCTAACCTTTCAAACTCTATCTCCCAGTCTTCTTTAGACTGTTGCTGTTGCTGAGAGTGTTCCGTTGTCTGCGACACTAACTTTATATTTTGTTCCATTTGGACTTACCAATACTAACTCGGTGGCATCACCACCATTTATTTGTATTCTTTCACCTTTGTTGAAAGTCATACCTGTTTGATATTCTATCTCTGATATTAAATAGTTAAGATAGTTTTTATCGTAATCTTCACCTGGTCGTGTCAGTGTTTTTCTTGCCACTATCTACGACCTCTGTTTCTTAAATCTAATCGTATATTACCAACCTGAAACATCTGGTCAGTATCGCCAGTCACTTTCATACGAACTTGTCTGGCTGTAAATCTTG